CCCAGTGATAAGACCCTGATACGCGGCAACTTCGGACACGCTCTCCGGGCCTTTAGCAATCTCGATGCCGCCGATAAAGCGTTTCTCGTCCTTGCCGAGGTTATACGGAGTGGCGAGCTCCGCGTCGCTAATGGGCCGCGGGCCTTTACGATTGCCGGCTAGCCACCTCAAGGCAGCATCGCGCTGCGTCGCGGCGCGGGCTAAGGCGTTTTGCTTCTGTTCAAAAATCAGTTTCTGACGCTTCGCCTGCGCCTGCTGCATGGCGAACATCTTCTGCCGCTGGTCCTGCAACTGCCCGGCCTGTAAGCCGCCTTGGAACGCCGTCATGGCCGGCGCCATGCTGAACGGTTGCGGCATCCGGCTCGGGCCGCCCTGGAGAGCAGCACCGGCCGCGAGAAGACCCTGCGCCACGCCGGGCCTGCCCAGGATGCCGCCCTTGCCAAAGATAGCCATTAGAGTAACCCCGAGAGGGCGCCGAGGCCCGTCATGCCCCAACCCCAGGGGTTAGAGGCCCCGAGGGCTGACGCCATTCCAGCGCCGCCCATCGCGCCCCCGAGCACCTGGCTGGCGGTGGACGGATTAAAAAACGGCGTTGAGGTCTGGCCGCTCGTGCCATAACCGCCGCCAACCAGACCCATGTAGTCAGCCAGTTTCGTCGCCGGCTTTGCCTGCTGAAAATTCCAGCGATCAATGTCCGCCTGCAACTCAGCTTGTGCCTGCCCTTCATACCCAGCCCCTGCACGCGCTAGTTGTGCTATGTCGTCATAGTCAGCCTGCCCCAAACCCTGCGCCTGGCCGATCAGTGCCTGCTGCCGTTGCCTCTCAGCGTCGTAGACTTGGGAGAGCTGAGATCCTGCGCTCAGTTGCTGCTGCTGGCGGGCGAGCGCATTGCCGGCGAGTTGCTGCGCGGCTTGTTGCTGGCGGGCGCGCTCCGTTTCATAGTTCTGGCCGTAGATGTTGGTGGCGAGATTGCCGAGCGTCTCGCCCATGACTCCCTGGTGCGCGCCCTGACCGTATCGGCCGCCGCGCTCAAACTGGCTGTCGATCGAGCGGCGCACTTGACCGGCGGCCTGACCATACATCGCGTCGAGATATGGATTGCTGCCGAGGTAGTCGCCGGCCGCGGCGCCAGTGAGAGCGGCGTCGCCAGCCGACGTCACAGGGGCGCCCATGAAATTCGAGAACGTACCCATAGCCGGATTCGCGCCGAGGTAACCGCCACCCATCGTACTAGCTGTGAGATCCTGGGCCTGCTCAAGCAGGGGCGACCCCATGCGGGCGCGTTGTTCCTGTAGTCGGAGCGCCGTCTGGGACTGACCCGACATTGGGTTGACGGTTGAACCGGCGTAATACTCCGGGGCCGGCCCGCCATAAATATTCTGGGCCTCGTCAAACCCGTATTTCAGGAACGGTTGCTGTGCCTCCCACGGCTCCCTATTGATCATTTGAGTCGTCGTGCCAGCCGGTTTCGATCCGCTGCTCATAGTGGTTTCTCCAGCAAAATGTGAGTGCGCGCCCAGTCCGTCAGTACACGCTGCCAGCCCGGCCGCGCCCACGCCTCAATGATAACGCAGCCGTGCAGTCGCCCAAATTCTTCAAGTTTTTCGACGTTCGCGATCCAGCTCTTGCGATCCTCGCCTGTCACCAAAAACACAGACAACGCCTTGAGCCTCGGGAAAATCAGGATCTCGGTGACGATGACGGCTTTAACTGCGCCGTCATAGGCCACCCAGAGCTGCATGTTCCCGGCCTCAAGATTTTCCCTGACATCCTCGGGCAGGAAACGACCGCCGCTGCGCTCCAATGCATCGCCGATCTTATCCACCACGACGGCCCACACCTCGCCCACTTTGTCCGATGGTATGACGTCGAAGACGATGGGCCGCTGCTCAACCGAGGGCGACATATAAAAAGTCTCGGTCGGTCTGGGCGTTGTTCGCGTGCGTGATCGTGTAGGTTTGTTTGCCCTTCGATGTCACGCGCATGGTGGCGCCGTAGAGCTCGGTGGCGGCGTTCGCGGTCACCGGCTCAAACAGGATCACGCTATCTTCATGGACCCTGTAGTCTGTCACGCTGGTTGTTGTCGTGCTCGCGGTGAGCGTGACAGTACCGCGGGCGTTGATGTGGCCGTCCAATGCACTATTCGCCGCCTCAGCGGTGCGCCGAATATGCTCGACAGGATCATCCCACGTCGTCGGTGCGATCGGGTGCCCCTTATAGGCCATCAGCGGCGCCCCCGAGCCTTCCAGGTGACGTCGACGCCCTGCGCAAAATCAAAACCATCCGAGATGTTGCAGCGGACGCGATGATAGCGCCCGTTGACGCGCACGGGGCAGTCGCCCGTCGTGTTCGTGCTAACGGCCGTCTCAAACGAGAGGCTGTCGCTGCCGACGTTTCGCGGCGCCATCTGTATGGTCGTCGTCTGGCTTGAGCCATCAACGATCGGGCGCACGCGGTTGATCATGCTGCGCCGCCCCGGCAGGGGCTGGAATTCGCCCGTCTCGATGACGGCGTCGAGAGCCGTTCCAGTGAACGAAGCCAACTTGTGGTCCGTGTCAAATGTCTGCAGCAGGAGCTCGCCACCAGTCCAGATTCGGCTGTCCAGTGAGTGTGCGAGGGTATCTAGGTTGCCGCTTACGTTTTCGAGCGTCTCCATCGTGTAGCCTGGGCTCATCATCCGCACCAGTATCTCGCTGTCGAACTCGGCGTGCGACCATTGGTTCAGCGAATAGTTGAATATGATGGCCTTGTCCGGGTTGCCGCTCGACGTCATCGAGGGATATACCCACATCACCACCTTTTCGATCGGATCGATGGCCGAGGAAATCCGGGCGCGAGCGTGCCCGTCGTTGAGGTCCGCGAAGAAAGTTTTGTCGATCCTGTCGGTTCCGATGGGCGTCGAGCTTGTGCCATTCCAGACGTAGAAGCCATCATCGCTGATATAAAAAACATCGCGGCCGAGGGCGGCAACACTGCCTGGGTAAGGAGTGCCCCGCGTCTTCTCCAGCAGGTCGAATCGGAACACGAGCGGCGATCCGACGTATGTCATACGGTGTATTTCGTGTTCAAGGAAGATCGTGCCGTACTCGCCGCCGATAATCCGTTGTACCCAGCCGCCCGGCCCTTTGATGTCCTGCTGATCGGCCTGCGTCGTCGCGCTGGTACTCCAGCTACTTTCGTCACCAATCGCTGACCAGCGCACCTGATTAGTGCCGCCAGCAGTATTCCCCAGCACGACAAAATCACGCACAATAGCAACGTGCCTGGCCGTCGGTGGTGAGCCGCCGAGATCGGTAAAGGCCGAGGAACTGCCGAGCGTCCAGGCTTGAGGATTCTCACCCCCGGTGACAGCGATTACCGTGGTTCCGAACTGAGCGAACTCCCAGTTTTCGTCCGTGACGACCGAATAAGTGCCGTTGCTGACGTCGCCAAAACTCGCGTCACTTGTATCAAATTTGTTGAGCGTTGATGCATCACCCGCGAACAGTGCGACCTCCCCATCTGCCTGTTGTGCCGCGAATGCCCCCTGACAACGCGCACCCAGCGCACCACTGACAGCACTCTGACTCGACAGCGAGCGATAGCTTTTATCTGGGGCCGGCAGAACATTCTTGGCGATCGTCGCGCCGCCGCTGTTATTGAAATCCGGCCGGTCTGGCGCGTATTCTCCGAACGGGATCATGCCGCCGTCACCGCTAACGGCGAGCCAGAGAAAGCCTCTTGATCGTCCTGCGCCTGGATGTGCGCCTTGGTACGATTATACGCCGCTTCCCAAACCGGAATGCGCTCATCATTTCCCAAAAATGGCTCGGCCTCAAGCAACGCGGCGTAAACCAACAGATCAGGTGCGTCCGTGGCAATCCAGTTCGTCTCATTGTCGGTCGATAACGCCGTCAACGCCCCGTAATAGATCCCCTTGATCGTGTACCCAGAATCCGGGTAGGGGCCGAAGATAAAATTCGAGCCCTCACGCGCATAGAATTTCGGTTTTGAATCCGCCGAACGAGTCGGGTATTTTTCGTATATATATGAGAGATCCTTGCGCTGCAGCGGGGATGTGGGTGAGCCATCAACATAGGCGTACTTCATCTCGATGTAGGCGGACGGCACCGCGATAACGCCCGACGCAATGGTCAAGCTCAAGGCCGTCTCAAACGCTCTCAGCCGGCACTCACGAAAAATCCGCAATTCACCAAAGCGGATGAACTCGTCTATCTGACTATTGATGTCGGATCTATCCAGATAATCACCGACAGCCGTTTTGATCTCGGAGAATGTGTCAATGGCGGTCATTCAATCAATCCGTCGCTTTTAATGGTGAAATCATTGATATGCCCAACCTCTTTGCTGAGATCGTGATCGATAAAGATCGAGAACCCAGCCTCTCTCCATTTCTGGCACAGCAGCACGTCCTCGCCCACATAGTAGTTCTCATCCTGCACATAGCCGAACATGAAATACGGCTTTTCGATGGCATCAAACACCTTCAGCGTCGTCAGCATCACGCCCATGCCAGCCCGCGCCACCTCCTCTAGGCCGGTCTGCTCTCGCGAGAAAATAACCGCGCCATCGAGGCCCGTCACAGTGCTCTCAGTCGGCGTGTTTCGCATACGATAGTTTGCACAGACGATATCGACGTCCCAGTGCAATAATCGTGGGATCACATCGATCGGAAACCGCATGTCGTCATCGAACCACATCAGATGACTGACGCCGGCCTTGCGATTCTCCTCGACCAGATCCGCCCGGTTGCGCGGCAGAATTGATCCCTGCACCTGAGTGATCCGCAGTTTGCCCCCCATCGAAGCGAACCGCGTACACGCCATCACGAGGTCGTAGCCAAACCGTGCTTCCCACGCTCCCCCGGACGGAATACACGCGCCCACATAGGGCTCAGACATAGCCATACCGCTCTGGATACCGCGGATGATACTCAGCCACGCCCTGCGCTACGACGTCAGGGTCGTATTTCAGTAGAGGACAGCTTTCCGGCAATACGATTGCCACACCCAACGCATCGAGCTGCCCCAGCCAATAGTTGGCGCAAGCCACCTGATGACCGTACCTCTCATCGGCCAGATCAACCCCCCACAGGCCGACAACGTGCGGCAATTGCCACGCCGCGAACGCTAATTGATAAGCGCCAGTGCCGTGGAAATAATCTCGCCCAACCCGCGTCACTTCATCGAGCGGGTAGGTAACCGACCGCGGAACCTCACGACACTGCGCCGGCATGAAGATCGGCTGGTCGATATGTTGTAAACGCTCCAAATACCCAGGATATTTTCCGGCGTCGAATTGCTGCCGCACGACCGAAATATCATGCATTTCAAACAGCAACTTGAAGTGCGGCCATCCCTCAGTATCCCGAGGCGTGCCCCACAGTTCCCACTCGGGATCATCCCACGGTGCTTGATCGCGAGACGTGTCAGCCGTCCCGATAATGCCGATTTTCCTCAAGCTCAATATACCCCCGGATCGGTCTTTAAATCGCGGTAATCGGACGAGTTCAACTTTGCGCGCAGGTACTTACCCTGGTCATCACCCTCAAGGGCCAATACATTAACCCCGTCCTCCCGCATCCATTGTTCAATTACTATGTTGGGGATGCGGGCATACAACCGCCCCCAATCGTCGCCGAAATCCCACTTCCGGCCCTCGTTAGCCATCGCCTTGTTGCGCTCAATAATGGGCTCAACGTCCTGACTACGCCGCACCACCAACTGCTCGGTGCCCTCGTCGTAAACAGCGTCGGTGATGACGCCGCTAACGTCATCGATGCGGTACATCACCCGGTCATCTCAGTGACATGCAGGCTTCCCCCCGATGCCACCTGAATGGCCGAGACT